TTTCTTTCCTGTCTTCTGGTTGTAAAGACGGACCTTCACATGTTCCGGATACCACTCCATGATTTTCCCGGTTCGCATAGTCTCGATCTTGTAGGAGCCGGTATTCGGGTCAATATCTGTATCTACCGGCACAATGGCAACGCACCCTTCATCCAGCATGGAAAGTACCACGTCCTGGATAAATGCCCGTCCTGTCTGATCCAAATTCGCTTCCAGCTCAAAACAATTATTCAGAGAGCTCTTTTCTATTACATCAATAAAGCGCCCATCATCGTCGAGACGTACATGCTCGATCGATACGGACGCTACATCAAGTGCGATCCTATTGAAAACAGCCGTTACGATGGAACGCTCATTTCCCCGGCTCAGTAATGTACGGTCCGGTCGATAAGAATAACTGGAACCAATACTGTAAGACGGGATAAACTGTTCATTTCCCGTAAAGACATTCCACGCATGCTTCAACCGGGAACCAAATGATAAATCCATATAAAATCCATCACCTCCTTAAATCATAGTCGAACGATTTATACGTTTACCTTGTTTAACTGGGTTTGCCGATATGCCACTCTTCCCGAAGTCCAGACACCCCGACGAAGCTGATTCATGTTATAGTTCTCATCCGCAAGCGCCATCATAACGCCAACTTCCCCACGCTTTGCCACGAATCGGACCACACGACCAGAGGGAGCGCGTATATCGGTCACTTTGCTTGACATCACTTCGGCCATTTTCTGGTTGTAAGCCATAATTGCGGCGGAACTCAACTTTCCATTGGATTTAAAAGCCCCGGGAGTATTTACAATCGCGTTGGCAGCACCCTTCATTTCTTTGGAAGAAGCTTTTTCTGCGCGGCGAGTAATTTTGTCGTTGTTCTTTCTGGCCCAGTTTTCATCCTTACGTTCCAGCCGTCTTCGACCGGCTTCCGTCAGTGTTCCATCCGCATTCTGGTATCGCCTGACGCCCCATTTCATTCCGAGTACACCATAATGAATAAGCTCATCAGTCGACTTATACGAGTCTTGCCGATTCAAGCTGCTCCCTCCCTTCAAATATAATAAATCGCCTTGAGACTTCCCGGCAACCATTCAAAGATCATAAATCGTTTATGATCTCCCACATATCCTTCGTCTTCAGACCATTGATCAGTCACACCATTTCTGCTCAGTCTTCGGATCATGACTCCATACAGATCCCCTTCCGCCTCGTGATGAAGGTGTCCGGCATGAATCTCCCGGACAGTCGACTTGGAGAAAAACTCCGGAAATTCGATTGTGAACTGACCTCTCAGATCGTTCATCTTATTTTTTGTGTAATAACCATGGGTCAGGCCAATAAAGCACCTGTTCCAATAGATGCATTTTCGCTGCTTCATCCGGTCATCCACCTGAACCTGAGGGTAATGATCCTTCAACATCTGCACGAAAGCCCATGCCAGACTTTCGTCATGATTACCTACGCTGTAAATCAGATTTACATCCTCGCACTGCCGAAGACAGGCTTCGATCACACTGTACCAGATTTCTTTTGCTATCTGCCAGGCAGCGGTAATATCAACTTTCTCAATCTCTCTGCCCGAAGCGGTCCTACCCCGAAAATCATCATTGTGGAACATATCCTGTCCGACGACCAGATTGATCTGCTGCCACTTCTGCCGCTCAATGATTCCCAACAGTTGTTGAATACTTTCCGTATGATCTGACAAAGGAAGATGTGCATTCAGCAAGTCGTCCCACTGGCAATCATCCAAAGCCTGCTTGATCCACGCCTGAACAATCTCGCCCTGGCTGTTAACCTGAACCGTAGCATTGTGAGCGGTGAACCCTTCATATGTGCCCCGTTCCAGCGTGGTGGGATCCGGGAACATTTTATGCCGCCATTTTCCCAACATCCGCCGAAATGTCTCATAACTGGTATTGGGATATACCTCGTGGTACACATTTCGATAAATTTCTTTCGGCTTCTGACCTGCGTTGTAAGCATCCACACATTGTTTCTTGATTCCGATATCGATCACTATAGGTCATCGCCTCCTTCTCATTAGTCAAATGCTTCATAATTGTGTTTATATGCGATATAGGCGTCCATCATAGCTGCTACCGCGTCAATCTTTTGATCTGATCGTTTTTTGAACAGTTTTCGGTTTCCGTTGGTGTCTTCTATGGTAATGCAGTTGCCCATGGAAAACGTCATCAACTCCTCATCGAAGATCAGCATCCGCTCTTCCGAAAGCTTCTTTAATTCTCCCAAAGGAACCGATTCCGTTTTTGCGCCCTGAATCACTTTTTCAATCCCAAACGGGCCGTTTTCCGATTGCCATCGTTCCACAAACTCTTTTGCGTTATAAGGGTCATACCCCAAGGTCCGTACATCATATCCGGAATGAATAATATGGTCATCCAGATCGTCGTACACCTGCATCATATCCAGAACCGTCCCCTCCATAACAATTAAACTCCCTTCCGCCATAAAGTCTTCGTACTTGACTCGCATAGCAGCAGGGAGTTTATGAAGGGTAAGAGACGTAATATAGTTTCTGGTTTTCACACCGAATGAACCGTCCCCCAAAGGAAATAAAAATGTAAAAGCACAAAAGTCATCGCCTTGTGAAAGGTCCGCCCCCAGGGAACAAGGAAGCTGCCAGAACTTTCGCTTCCTGTGAGGAAGCGTCTCTTCATATGTGAAGTAATATGTGTAGCCTTCCATAGGAAGTCCGAATCTCTTGGCCAGCATATCGTTTCTGGTTGCCGGTGCCGTTTCCGCTCGGTCCACATCCTTCTGATAGGCATCATAACTCACAGTCTTTCCCACATTCGGATTCGCCTTGACCCACATATCCGGATAGGCCACCTCGTCCACAGAATCCAGCTTGTACCACCAGATGGAGATCTGAGGCTGAGGCGGGCCGACTCCTTGAAGGATATTCATCAACTCCATTTTGATTGTATCGCCCGCGCCGTTTCTTACTGTGCCTTCCGAACTGGTTGCGATAATCAGATAGTCGTCCAATTTTGACGCGCCCTGCTCAATGGCGCCGATCACGTCTTCTCTGGCGTCTGCTGAAGACAGCCATTCGTCCACCGTTGCGAATTTGCATCGTAATCCCTGCAGCTTGTCCACAGACATGGGGCGAACCTCAATAATCGATCCGGAGATAAAATTTTCAATTCCCTTTTTGGTGGATGCCAGCTTCACCCGATTGGCAGCGCTCCCGCTGGTGTTCTGAATAGACCCCTCGGTCATAAACTGAAACAACGGACCTTTGGCCCTTGTAATTGCGGTCTTGATCGGGTTAATAATTTCTTCCGCCTGTTTCATGGTGGGAGCCGTTGTGATCTGATGGGTCGTAGCACCGTCTACAACCAGTCCATATGCCTGAATACAGGAACCGTATAAGGATTTTGCCGCACCTCGTCCCACGATCAGATATTGTTTGTTGGTCAGCCGCTTCTTGATTTGTTTGGTGACGTATCGTCCGCCATAGCCGTCTTTGTTAGGCACATACACCGACCGGGATTCAAAGTAATACCATCCAAAGACTTCTTCGCCCCACAGCTTAAAGCTGTCCAGCAAATGCAGATCAGATCCGTCCGTCAACGTCAGCTCATTCTCACAAAACGCGATCCAACCTTCCACCGCCCGATCGTCGTAATAATACATAGGATCCTCGATCAACGCATCGATCCGTTCCATTTCCAGGGCCACTTCTCTGCAGACCGGTATCTCGCCCCGGATCACAGAATCCCGAAATATACCATAGTATTTAGGGACTGCGGTGTTCGATAACATTGAGAATACCTACTCTTTCTGCTCATTACTTTTTTTTTTCTCTGTTTGAGTAAACTGACCTTTTGCCACTGTTAAACCAAGATCTTTCCGATTAACTTTTTCCCCGGAAACAACTGAATATGCCGCATACAAGGCCGCACCAGTTAACGCGGTAGTAAGAACAGTCTTTCCGACATTACTGACAATATCGTATGTAAATTTTTTTCCAGGACTGACCTCCTTATCAGTCAGCTCTCTTAATTCCCTTTCCATTTTCAATCTATTAATCTTTACTCTTAATTCATCATCACTTAATGTTCCGCGATTTTTAGAATCCGAGCGTTTCTGTCGTTCTGAATTAACCTGCTCTTCCGATTTGGTCTTTCTCTCAGATTTCTGTTTCTCATTTTTGACTTTATTATCAGACTTCTGATAGCGCTTTGCACCTTCGGATGTCAAAGAGCCGTCTTTATTCTGGTATCGCCTGATGCCCCATTTCATCCCGAGAACGCCATAGTGATACAGTTCGTCTTGGTTCATACCTCTTCCCCCTCTTCTTCGGATTTAGCTACGGGATCCGCAGCCACATACAACCGCCATTCCAGTTCACTGATCTGCCGGTTTATGGCGTCCATGGCAGCGGAACTGAGCGGCGGATCAAATAGAAGCCGAACCTTAAGGTATATGTATGACTTCACCATAGAGAACTTATTAAAACCAACTCCATCTGTTATAAACTGATCCCAGGTTTCGTCTCCGTCTTCAAGAGAAAAGCCGTTTACCGGTCCGACTCCAAGCTGCCCGAGAATAGAAAACACACTGTTGATGTGCATGATAATATCGGCATCAAAGTGTGTATAGTTTTCTTCAATTCCCAATAACTTCTTCACAGAAGTCAGAATATTTTCCGTAATCTCCATAAACCAGCCCCCTTTTTTTTAATGATTGATTGTGATGAACTCCTTTAAACAATAACCTTCTGCTCCGGCAGCACTGCAAATCTTATAAAACAGGTCCGTCGAAGCAGCAGGATCAATCAAAACTTCCGAACCCCTCTGCAAAATTGTAACGATAGACGTTGGATCCTTTGGGTTTTCCAAAACGCTGAGATGACTGCAGTTTGCAACAACACCAAATGGCTTTTCAGCTATGACTGCTTTGATCAGGTCGTTCTGCTGATTGGTATCCATACCTATGTCCTCCTGTTATGTAATAGTCATATAACTGACATGGCCCCTCCAAGGATCGAACTTGGAATCCCACGATTATAAGTCGTGTGCTCTAACCTGTTGAGCCAAGAGGCCGCGCCCTGGTTTTTAAGGAACCAGGAAACCTCTCTATTTATACCCCGCCTCTGGATGGCGGCAAAGATGGCGGTTATAAAAAGGGACCTTCGCAGGCGATGTCCTTGTAACTGACCCGCCGCAGTTTGTGCAAGCCCACAATTTATATGTCGCCGTGGGCAAGCGGCAATTTTTGTCTGTCAGAACCTTTCCTCCCAGGTGTTTGCGCTCTTTTTCACCCTGCCCCTTTTTACGGGACGTTCTGACAAATTTTGTGTCGGCCAGTCATCTGCATTGCCGCCGTCGTGCCAACAACAAACGACGCAGAATCCTGGTTGCGAAAAATAGGACGAAATCTTGGCAAAACCCATCCCGCAAAAACACATCCTATCGGCCTACTGCGCTTTTTTAGTTCGTAAATATGGGGTTCTATCTTTTAGCAGCGTTTGCCCTCATATAACTGGTTTTTCTGTAGCTATATGAGCCGGGCCTGTTTATTGGAACCCCGTGAAACGTCATTCTCCCCGTCGCTGTGAATGCGGGCGCGACCCGCAGATCCTCGCTTTAACCGGAGGTGGCATCGGCCTCACAGCTATTCAAACAAGTACGCCGGGAAATGGAATGGCGGACCTGCTTGCGTCTTTTTATGTTTCAATGCCTCCAGGGGCAAGTATCCCCGGGACGGCGTGCAATGGGTTCAGCAATCAGCATATTCTCATCCCCGTAATGAATCGCCAGATGTGTATCATGAATCGTTGTGATCAGATACTCCGGATCCAGAATTTTTTCATTTCGGTCCCGAATATCTTCCGGAAAGATCGGGTTCATATGATGAATAATCACTTTACCGTAGATCTCCCGGCCCTCGATTCCAAGATCACATCCATTGTCTCTTGCAATCACAAAATCGCGAACTCGCTTCCATTCCGGGGAACGATAAAACGCCTGATTCATATATCGGTCAAAACCAAAAGTCTCCGCTCCGACAACCCCGTTCAAACGAAGATACTCATAGCGTTCTTTGAACGTCTCAAGACGAACCAGATCAGAATAACACTTAATAGTATTCATCGTCTTCTCCGTCTTCTCCGTCTTCTTCCTCATCATCGCTGCCGGCATATTTTTTCATATATTTCATGGCTTTTTCATACATCTCCTCGATCCGTGCTGCCGACTTGATGGCTTCCGCTTTTGCTGCAGCCAATTCCGTCTGCCTCTCCAGGAGTTCCTGTTCCAACCTCGCCTTGGTAGACCCTCGTTTGACCAATTCCGTAATTAACTGAGAAGAAGCGGTTCCGTCTCGCAGCCTTTGTTCGGCAAGATCCATAGCCAAAGCTATCATGCGGTTCTCCTGAGCCTCGGGTGTCAAGGTAGCCCGAGCCGATGCTCTACTCTTAGTTGTGGTCTTTGTCGTTTTCGCAGTTTTGGCCACCTTTCTGCCTCCTCTCATTCTGTAATAGATTAGTTTTCATTTCAAAAATATGTGTTTCAATATAGTTTCAGGACGGTATTTGAAAAAGCCCGCATAAGCCGACATAACTGCAAGTGGAGAAAAAGCTTCATGGACAGTTCGTATTATGGAGGTATGAACGAAAAAGAGC